TTACACTACAATACTTTACGTAAACCTTAACCTTAAATTAAAACCTCAAGCTCAAGAGCAAAGTCAAGTAGCCCATTCTGTCCAAGTCCAAGGAGCCCTTTCTGGAACACATTCCAGCGAGGTAAGCCATAGCCGCAACTTCTCCATAAGCCTCTCTGAAAGAAGACACGCTCTTCACAGTAGGTCTGCTAGTCGAGAGTGCTTCCAAATAGGCTTTCCTCATGGTCAGGAGAAAGTTCTTTGCGCTGCTAGTCCTCAAGAGAGAAGTAGACTGGAAGTTGTCCGCTGGCTTTCTCCCTCCTGGGTCAAGTTCCACTAAGGCTCCCAAACACGTTTTCACTTCCATGTCAAAAATGGTATCATCATGGTCCGGTTCATCTGACTCAAACTCATCATCAAATATGTCAAGGATTTGTTCTTCATCATAGTCCATCTGGCCCCCCGTGTCTTCGTTCAAATTGTCGTTTTCTGAATCGTTAACCAGGGTCCTAGAGGTGAATAGACTCTCTTTGACAAACATTGGCCTGAAGGGGTTTGTAACCATGTTGTGAAGGGTTCCAGTGTTGGTCTCTATTTTGTTTTTCCTCAACAGCAACTTTGCACACACTGCTCCGAAAACAGGAGTGGTCATGGTCTCCCTAAACTTGAGCTCAACCAGAGTATCTTCCACTTTGGGCAGCTTCCTGGGATTGGGGTCCAAAGGGTTGTCAGCTTCCTCACTCAGCATCTTGCACGCTGCATCTAAGCCCAACCTAAAGTCACTGTTCTGGATTTTCATGCAGTTCAAGCTTTTGATATCAGGAGAGAGGGGAAACAAGGGTAACTTGCAAGAGCCAATTTTCAAACAGAGGCAAGTTGACGTAGGGGAAGAGACTAGCGTAGTAGTAGTCAAGTTCTCTGGGTACAGGAATCTAATGAAGTTCCCCGTGTCTGATCTCTTTCCATCATAGACTACTTCCTCCTTTTTGAAGCCAAAACTCGAGTTGCAGCTGGCTAAAGTCACGTAACTGACTAAGTTGTGGAGTTTGGGCTTGGTGAAGCAGAAGTAATGCATGTACTCATTGAGGGCCTTGACTACAAAGTGCATGCCAGGAGTATTGCTGTCACCGTAAAACTTCGTGGAAGGGTGGAACTGGGTGTAACTGTTGCTGTTTAAGGGCATCTTTGAGGCAACACTTAACTTTCCGGCCAAGACAAGCTTTGACTCATCTTCAGTGAAATGGATAGGGTCATCCGAGAAGGCTGCTGCCAAGATTTTGGAAGTGATTCTTTTGATTGGAATCTTGCTCTTTGTCACTCTACCCAAGTAAGTCTCAATCTTGTTCTTTGCCAAAAGGCCTGAGTCTCTAGTTATCTTAAGCAGGTTGCTATCGCCTCCGTCTGCTATTATGTTTAAGTGTTCTGAGACCATCTCTGCTAACCCTTTGAAAGCCGTTGCCTCTTCTTTGATCAAATGAACTTCTGTCATGAAAACTTCTTCAACACCCCTCAGCTCTTCGGTTGAGTTTTCATAACCTGCTCCTTCAAAGAATTTGTCTTTCATCATGTGGGAGAAATACGTATAAGGAACGGCAACAGAATCTTTAACTGGTATCATGACTTTTCTCCTTTTGGGCATGAATTTGGATATGCAAGACTCAAACCTCATGTGTTTGTCTCTGTATTCTTCTGGGTAGATCTTAGGGTCTGAGGTGATCTTTTCAAAAACCTCTGAGATGTCTGAACTCAGTTCCAGTATGTTGGGCAAGCTCTCACTGCCGCACTTGTCAGCAAAGGAAAGGAACAGGAATTTGTCTTTGTCAGTTTGAGAGACTGTCGGGACTTCAAACACCTTGGAGCACAGATCGGGCACATCCCTCTTAACCAACAACTGGATGGTGTTGTCAAAGTTGCTCATTGACTCAATGACAGCAATTCCCCCTCGAATTTTCTCTTCCCACACGTCAGCAAAAGGCTGCAGGTTGTCCTCCAATTCAGGCTTGCTAGCTTTGAGTTCCTCAAAGAATTCCTTTGCAAAACCCTCTTTGCATATGGCACTCTTGACCATGTTGAAAGAGACTTTCTCATCAGGAATGAACTTGGCTGCTGCTGATGATCCCTTAGCCCTTCTGAAACACTCTCTGTCTTTTGAAACCCAAGGGTCTGAGAATCTCTTGTGCAGTTCAGTGTCGTCTGATGTAACCTGAGACTTAGAAGCACGGTAACAGATGGAGGCTCTGCTCTCGGACAAGTTCCTCGACACATTACTGAATATGGGGAAAGTTCTCACAAAGGGTGTCAGATCCTTAAACTTGCTGGCTCCCACAGAGGATAAGAACTTGGGAGTCCTGGAGAGCCCCACGAAGCCTGAGTAAAAGCCTGAGCTTTCGGATTCCCAGAAGTCTGTGTCATCGTCATCCCCTCTGACTAACGGGCTCTCCAATTTTGTGTAAACCTCAGCCATTTCCTGAGTCAATGACTTACAGATTTCTTTCAACTCAGAATTTTTCAAGTTTTTAATGGAGTTGGGCCCCATTTGGTAAATGTCTGAGAGAACTATGTTGGCAACTGGACCGTGTGTCTGGCAGATAACTGGATCTATGAACTTCAAGAAGCCGATATGGCTTGTCACTCCCTCTGTTTCAGACAGTCCCTTCCTCGTCAAGCCCCACTGCTCCAGAGTCATTGTGTAGTTGGCCACCAGCAAGGAATGCGAACCCAGATAAGATCCGCCAAAGGCTGCATAGTCCCCTGAGGACTCCAAGGCCGTGCACAGGTCAGAAAAGATGTCTGATCCCACTCCGCAGTCCACTTTTGCAGCCAAGTACTTTGCTGTTGCCATTGCCGGACTCCTTTTGTAATAGAATCTGCTGTTGAATTCAGCATAGATTGAAGACCACCCACTCTTCTCCAGATTCCTCAAGATAGAGAACCAGCATCCAGACACCTTTGCCATGCTGAGAAGCTGTTTGACCACTGGACTTGTTCTAGGAATCTCATTGTCCCCCACTTTCAGAACCAGAGTGCCTTGGCTGTCGTCAGAGGTTGCAAAATACCTTACGTAAAGGAGATCCCCTCCGAAAAAGGTTTTGTTTAGATCAGCCAGAAACTCTAACCTAACGGCATGCAGTTCAGAAGACAATTCTTGAAAGAGTCCCTGACCCATACCTTCTTTCTCTACCACATAGGGGCTGGAACTCACTAGCAGATGCCTGTGCTTCGTCATGAACTTACCCACTACTCCTCTGTGTGAGCTTCTGGGATGGTTTTTGGCAAAGGATATCAATGATTCAGGCATTTTGATTCTCTTCTTTGACATGTTTGAGAAAGTGAACAACCCCAAGGCAGAGATGTCATAGTCCTCAGGAGGGTTGAGACACACGAAGTGGGCTGCCAAGACGGACATCATCATGTTGGGTCCCCACCTCTTGGAGTCAGCGTTGTCGTAAAGCTCCCATGTTCTTCCTTCCTCATCCAACGATGCATGGTGCGCCTCCTTCATTGCTTCTTCCATAAAGTACTCTTTCATGTCAGTGTTTTGCAAGTTCACAGAGTCATTCCTTGAGTATGCCCTAGCTAGCTCCTCACAGAAAAAGGTGCCTATTCTCATGTACCCGTTCATGACATATATCTCTCTCTCACCCACTTGGTCTTTGTGGGTCAAATAGGCGCAGTAATGGAATGCATCAGAGTCAAAAGCCTTCATTATCATGCTGATTGCTTGAAGGTAGTAGAGGTTCATTGTGTTAGGGTACCCCGGATAGGTGCCGGTTAAATGATTGATGGCCTCATGGGCAACCAGGAAGGATTTGCTGACCTGTCTGTCACCGCAAACGTCTCTGCCTGACATGGCGGCATGGTTGTTCATAGCTGCATTCATTGTGGATTTGAAAAGCTCAGCCTTGCTGGTTGACGAAGGCCTGTACTTCATTGTTAAGCACGCCGCAGCCAAAGGGTTTCCGACGTACCTGTTGCCAGTCCTTTTGGTAGTCTCAATCAGTCCCTCCAGAATCTCGTCTTTGCTAGAGTTTATCTCTGGGGCTCTCCAAGTCATTTCGTTCATGATGTCGATCTCATCCAGCACACCCTGAGCCGAGAAAGCACAGGAAGGCTCAGAGAAAGCCCTGTTCTTGTTGAAAAGCCTAGACATGTACATTGATGACACAAAGTACTGCATGGATGTGCTGCAGCCTCTGTCGTGCGGCATTGCAAAGTTGACCCCAGACCCTTTGTTGGTGAATTTGGTGAAGCCTGCCTCTTTGAGTTTGTTTAAGGCTGCACAGACCTTGACCAGATTGCAAACATAGACCACTTCAGCAGGGCAGACCGGTTGCAAAGTGGACAGCTTTTTGAAAATGCCTGCAGAAGTGGTTCCATAGCAGAGGGAGGCTGTGAACAGGTACCTCATTTGATCAGCGGCTTGGGCAAAGATGTTCCTGTTCACAGTCACTAGCTGCAACATGAAGTTTGAATCAAACAGAATGTGGTCCTTAGGCCCAATCTCTGACATTCTTGTTTCTAGCAGGTATCTCACCATGACGAAGGACACAAAAGGCTTTTTCAGGGCCCAGTGCAGAGTGTTAGTGTTGAAAGAGACTGATTTGTGCATGACCCAGTTCTCCTCAGACGGAGGGACATATGCAGTCACAACCCATAGGTTAGTCATGCTGTCATTAGTGCAGTTTCTTTGAATGAGAGAAATGGAGTTTAGGTTCCCGTTGGAGGACAAGAAGTACCTATCGTACTCCGGCCTGCAGCAGAAAGACTGAGAGACACTCTTGGCAATTTCATATTCGTGAGCCATGCCCCTTGCAGTCTTGGTCTTGAAAACCGGGGACATTAGGTCAATGAATCCCTTGTTCCAATCCCTCACTTTTCTGGACAGGGTCATCTCAGTGCTGTTTTCAGTGAGCTTGTGGAAGATGAAGGGGATGTCACCAGGGACCTCTTCCATGTCCTTTTCAACCTGCTCGAAGGCTTCTGTATAGGCTTGCAATGGTGAAAAGTTTCTGGAACTCAAACTAGGCTCCTGTTGGGCTTCCTTAATGTCTCTCCTTTGCTCAAACTCTTCCCAGTCAAAGTCATGTCGTTGAAGAGCGTCGCTCATGTGCTTATCCACTAGCAAGGTGTCAAGATTGAACACAATGTCATAGACTCTGTGAGAAACTTTCCTCAAAACAGCCTGGGGTTCTCCAGCTCCGACCAGGTAGTTCACCTGTTTCCTTTTCTTCCTGAAATCCGGATAGTTCTCAAGAGGCATTCCGTCATAGTATTTGCACCAGGTGTTGGGAATCTCATCCTCGTTATCTCTGAGGAACAGCATGAATCTGGACATGGGGCAGAGTCCCCTAGAGGCTTCAATTTTCTCTTGGTTGCAGGGTTTGTATCTGTAGCTCTTTCTGGCTTTGAGGGGCACATCTGATTTCAAATACTTTTGGAGGCCGATGAACTCAGGACTGGAGTTGAAATCTTCACAAAACATTTTCATGGTGTGCAGCCCATTGGATCGGCTGATCTTGAAGAGTCTCTCAGAGTCAACTTTTACCTTAGAGTCCGGGGGTTCGCACTGCTGCTTGGATGCCTCTAAAGATATTCTCATGATGTCCTCATACAGTTCTTTGACATCTTCCCTGGCCTCTTCTGTCATGAAAGCCAATCTCTTGGCAGTCTCCATTTCTGGACCCACAGTCTTTTCAACCAACCATTGCATGAAGGTTCTCATTCTGCCAATGGCTTGCCTGGTGGGTAAGAAAACCACACTTTTCCTGTACTTGATTGCCTTAAAAGTTCTGTCCAAGTACCCCTTCTTCTCTGGAGCTCTCTGATTGGAAGAGGTGAAGTCAGCCACATAGTCTTCATTTTCATTATAGTAATCGGCTTTGGGATGCATACCTCTGAAGCCTGAGATTTCCAGTCCTTCAACGAAGACTCCTTCATCCCCCTTGTGGCTAAGGGCTACTTCCAAGAGTATCTCAAAGTGAGACAGTCTCCCACACAGTTCATCATCCAAGTAGAGCCTCAAGTGGTCAATCATGCCTGCAGGGCATAGCGATATGACATCCTTGTAAGATGAGAAGAACTCTTTGGCACCGTCATCGTTGGTCTGCCTGCTGCTGAGATGGTGGGTCATCAACTTTACCTTTAACAGGACTTCTTCCACTACGTCCCACGTTATGTTTCCATCAGTCCTGTAGGTTGTGAACACCATCTTGGTTTACTTTTTCGTTTCTTATTGTAGCAAC